GTTTCCTGTACTGTTCTCCAATCACCAAGGGGCCGGAATCGGTGAAAGCAAACTGCGGCAGAAAGTCGCGGCTGAGTTCTTCTCGTGGTCACTATTCAAGTCGAGCATCTGTGCGCGAGTCGTATGCAACAGCACACTTACTGCTTCTCACTTCATGCAGTTCACGGGCGGTTTATGCCGCCGCACTGACGTAATCAATTGGGGCATATCACCTAACTTGTACCCTATTCGCCGCCCCGCAACTCTACGCCGTCGATTCGGCTACCTTGGACAACTGGATCGCCGCAAGCGAGTAGATGTTCTAGTTGAATCGTTTGTGAAGTCGCGGATTGATGCCGACCTGATGATAGCGGGCGCGGGGCCGGACAATGACAAGTTGCGGCAACTCGCGGGAGATGACCCGCGCATCATCTTCATGAGGTTTCTGCCGGATTCAAAACTCGGCACCTTCTACAACAGCCTGACGGCATTGGTACTTCCTTCTTATATGGAAGGATGGGGCTTGCCAGCGGTAGAGGCAATGGCTTGTGGCGTGCCGGTTGTGGTGCTGGATGATTCTGTCATGCCGGAAGAGGTGTGCGGAAGGTGCTACAAGGTGAATAGCCTTGTGGAATGGTTCGACCACATGGATGAAGGGATGAAACTAGAGAGGAACGAGTATGTTGACTGGGCACGGAGTCATACGTGGGATAGGTGCATCAATGAGTATGAGAATGTGTACCGGAGAGTAGCACTTGGATAAGCAGATTGTTCGTGTATTTCCTCGGCGCACATCATTGACACCAACTGATGTATTGGCGTTCGTTGGCAATCCGCCAATGTTTCGGCCCTGTGCTGACGAGGTTCATATCAGTACAACATTCACATGGGATATTGTAGAAAGTGAACGGCTGCGAGAAGCATGGGCACAATACTATCCCGTTGTGAAGATTGGCGGGCCAGCGTTCAATGACCCATGCAGTGATTTCACGCCAGGGCAGTATGTCAAACAAGGTGTCACGTTCACGTCGAGAGGCTGCAACAACCAATGTCCGTGGTGCCTTGTACCACCACGAGAAGGAAGGCTACGCGAGTTGCCCCTTGTTCAAGGCAATCTCGTGCAGGACAACAACCTGCTTCAATGCTCGCGGGCGCATCTCGATAAGGTGTTCGCTATGCTGAGAACACAGAAGGCTATCGAGTTTACGGGCGGGTTGGATGCGCGACTAATGACACAAGACATGGCTGACGACATTCGCGGACTGAGACTCAAACAGTTATTCCTTGCGTGCGATACCGACAATGGATTGGGGCCACTCGAACGAGCAATCAGCCTATTGCAACTGCCCCGTGACAAGGTTAGATGCTATGTCCTGCTGGCGTTCGGAACAACAATCGACCAGTGCGAGGAACGATTACAGAAGGTGTGGCATGCCGGAGCCATGCCATTCGCGCAATTGTATCAACCACCGGATAGACTGATTCACTATTCGCAGGACTGGCGGCATTTGCAAAGGACATGGAATCGGCCAGCTGCAATGAAGGCACACATGAGAGTAGCACTTGGCAGTTGCGTTGTGTAGCATGACATTGCAACAATTAGAAATCACAAGGGGGGCGAACAAGCAACATGGCTAAAAGAAAGGAACACAAACAGGGTGTCGAGGCAGAGATTGATGACGTTCTTCTGCACATGGCGTCACACGATGAAATTGATTTGTCTTTCAAGGATTCTGGCGAAATGGTAGCTTCGTTGACTGCAAAGGGTGAAAATGAAGCACTTGGCATTATCGGTGGTCACGATGTAGCAGAATTGGCCCAAGCATTGACTAGGTGGCTTAAGGAAGAGGGCGATTTCATGGGTGGCAAAGTAACTACAAAGGAAGGCATCCATGTGTGGTCACAAATGGTGACTATATCTAGGATACTCTTATACATGAATTTGCCATTGCTTGAGATTGCGTCAGTCGTCAACAAGACACTAGACGATAACAAAAAAGGGGCATGACATGGACAAGAAACGGATACTGGTATGCGGCGCGGGCGGTTTCATAGGTTCGCACTTGGCGCGTGAACTCTACCGACAAGGGCATTTCGTGCGGGTAATCGACCTCAAGTATGACGGCTATCTGCCGGAACCTTACTACTCAGAGAAGATTCGCGGCGACTTGCGACAGCACGATACCGCACTTCACGCCACACAAAGCATGGACTGGATATTCCAGCTCGCCGCCGATATGGGCGGCATTGGCTACATCACCGAGAAAGCCGCCGATGTGGTCTACAACAATGCGCTTATCAACCTCAACATGGCCAAGGCCGCACTGTATCCCAACGCTCGCATATTCTTCGCGTCGTCAGCCTGCATCTACCCTAACTACAAGCAGGAAGATGCTGACGTAAAGCCACTGGCCGAATCCGATGCCATGCCCGCCGATCCTAACGAAGCCTACGGCTGGGAAAAGCTGTTCTCCGAGATTGTGTACCAGTCATTTGCGCGGGACTACGGCTTGGACATTCGGATTGCGCGATTCCATAACATCTACGGGCCTTGCTATGACGAACAAACCGAGGTGTTGACACGTAATGGATTTAAGCCATTTAACGAGTTGGCGGGATGTGAGGAAATTGCCACTCTGAATCCTGATACCGGATTCATTGAGTATCACATACCAACTGCAATGCAACGGTATCACTACAAAGGAAATATGGTTCATTTCAATTCATCACGCGTGGACTTACTGGTGACTCCCGAACACAACATGTATTTTACTACGCATCGTGGTTCTCGCCTTCGTCTTGGTAAAGCTAGTGATTGTCTTGGATGGCAGCAAGTGTTCATGTCAAGGTCAGTGCGTCGTTGTCACGCAGATGTTCCGGCTGATAAAGTGCTTGAAGTGTCTCGTGGTTCGGATGGCAGAAACCTAGAAAACAAGGGCGGTGCAAGGAAGATTATCTCAATAGACACTTGGCTACGCTTTTTAGGATGGTACTTGTCAGAAGGTTCATGTTTCAAAACTCCATCAAATTATACGGTGTGCATAACACAAAAGAACGAAGCAAACCGCAAGCAAATTATTGAAACAATCGAGGACATGGGTTTTGCAACATACCTAAATGGAGACAAGAACATACTCATACATTCCAAGCAGCTTTATGATGATGTTAAGGACTTTGGGCATTCACACGATAAGTACATTCCTCGTATGTACTTGAACTTGCCACAAGAGAAGCTGCAAATCCTATTCGATGCATTAATGGCCGGAGATGGCAATGCTAGTGGACGCAGATATACCAGTGCCTCTAAGCAACTAGCCGATGACGTGCAAGAGATTGCATTAAAGTTAGGTTACGGGAGCCAAATAAATATTGCCAGTATGCCATATCGGGTTTGCTTAACAAAAGAAGTTACACATCGGGTAGACCGAAATAGAATGAGCGAAGAGCAATATAACGGAACTGTCTATGATGTAACTGTACCAAATCACATTATCCTAGTGAGGCGCAACGGAAAGGTAGTTTGGTCTGGTAACTGCGGTACATATGATGGTGGTCGGGAAAAAGCACCATCCGCACTGTGCCGCAAGGTGGCACTGGCTGACAATCCGGGAATCATCGAGGTATGGGGCGACGGCAAGGCCACGCGGTCATTCTGCTACATAGATGATTGCGTGAACGGCATACAGGCGCTCATGGAATCGGACTGGACGGAGCCTATCAATATAGGTAGTGACCGGCTTGTGACCGTGGATGAACTTGCGGAACTGGCAATCGCGGCTAGCGGCAAGGACATTCAGATTCGGCATGACGTGAGCAAGCCACAGGGAGTGCGGGGCAGGAACGCAGACCTCACCCTTGTTAAGCAAGTGTTAGGCTGGTGGCCGACTATCAGCCTGGAGATTGGCATGGATGCAACGTACAGGTGGATTGCCGAGCAGGTGAAGAAATGACTGAACAGTTCATGCCCAAAGTAGACGGCAAGTCGTGGCGCTGTGAATGTGGGGCCAATGTGTTCCACAAACCGGAAGGTGAGCCTGATATCTTTGAGTGCAATGCTTGTGGTGCATGGTACACGGACAAGGAGTCAGTCAAGGCGCGAATCGAGAAGGGTTATCATCAATATGATGAGTTGATAGTCTTAGCCAAATCCAACCCCAACTACAGGCTGGCGGTGGTGGACACGAACGACAATGAACGGTATTGGGTTGACGGGATTGAGTATGACCATTGCCGCGTCGTAAAGATGGAAGACAAATGAGCAAGTGGTCTAGTCTAGTCAAAGCTCTTGACCGAACCTTCTTGTTATCGGCCCTGTTGTGTTCGTCAATCCTATTCATTCTGATATTTGGGCTGTTTCTCGACATGGCGAGTGTGGCCCGTGAGTCAAGCGCAACATCA